TGTGAAAATGGTTTAGTTATAGCTACAGATGAATTTGAAGATTTGAAAATGCGTCATATGGGTTATACATTTGAAGATTTGCAAGTACTAATTAAAGGTATGGTTGAAAAATTACCTTTAACAGTGGAAGCAATGAATAAAATGAAAGAAGTTGAATTGCAAGAAGAGCAAATGTTTAATCTTGCTAAATCATTTCTAGATATTAGAGTAGAAGGTACTAATAATACTTACGATGATCAAGCAATTGATGATGTTTTAGAAGCACAACGTTCCAAAGATGAAGGTAATATGCTTTGGGAAGTGTTTAATAGAGTTCAAGAAAATATTATTGAAGGTAATTTTGAATATAAAACACCATCAGGAAAAGTTCGTCAAGCTCGAGTTATTAAAAACTTTAAGCAAGATCAGGACGTAAATAAAAAAATGTTTAATAAAGCATTAGAATTAGTAGCATAGTGAAAAAGTTTATTTACATAACCTTAATAAGTTTCTTCTGGGCATGTAGCCCAGAGGAGCTTATTAATAATTACCCTTGTTTAGGAGATTGTGATACATCATTTTATATTGATCCCTTAGTATCACCTGGTGTTTACCAAGATAATAATGGATATTGGCATATAGAACATCAGGGTATACAATATTTTACTATAAAAGGTAATACTAGTGAATTACATCCTGATTACATTGTTAATGGGGTACCTTTAATCGAAACTATTTTTGATTCAAATTATTGGGTATGGATAGACAGTATAACATTTACAGTACCGTTATATAGTGTATTAAGTTATTTTACCAACGGTGATTATAACAATCCTATACCCATTGGTAATTTAACATATACTATTGAAGATATGGCTCAAAATTTCCCCCCATTAAATATAGCAGGTTATTCTTATAACCCTAATTCTGATGTAAATAGTTTAGGTACTTATAGTAAGTATAATACTAGCCCACAACAGCAAATATTTTTTGATAATGAAATGGTAGGGGATACGGCTACTGTATTTATTAAAACATTATTTCCTAATAATATAGAAGTAGAAAAAGAATTTAAAATTATATTTGAATAATTATGGATGGTTTAAAAAAAGAAAAATTATATAAAAAAGTAAATGATGCTATTGATTCTTTGGAATCTAGGGATATTAATGGTACCTTACTTATATTAGAAAGTTTAAGAAAAGAAATACAAGATAGTATTTATGGTTAAAATTACAGATATGACAAAACAAGAAGAATTAGATCAACAAAAATCAGAATTAGTAGCAGATTTATTAGCAACCTCTACAGTAATGGAAGAAGTTTGGAGATACCACCCAGATAACCCAAGTAAAAAAGATGTTATTAAGGAGTATGAAATACTAAAACAAATCCAAAAAGATATTGAATCTGAATTAGCTGATCTAGATAAGTAGTGCATATTTATAACTAAACGTTATTATGTATATCTATAAAGCAAAATGTGAAAGAGTAGTAGATGGAGATACCATTGATGCTACTATCGATCTTGGTTTTGATACTTGGAAAAAAATTAGAATTAGATTGGTTGGTATTAATGCTGCCGAGTCTCGTACTAGAGATTTAGATGAAAAAGCAAGAGGATTAGCTGCTAAAGCATTTGTTAAAGAGATTTTAATAAAACATGATAATGAATTCATACTTCACTCTCAGGGTGTAGGTAAATATGGTAGATGTTTGGGAGAGATATTTTTAGGAGATGTTAAGTTAAATGATTTATTAATTACAGAAGGACATGCTGTAGAATATTTTGGAGGTAAAAGATGATAGATAAAGATAAAATATTTCAATTATTTGTAGATGGGAAAGAAATTAATGACGATAAAACTAAATCCGAGATAAGGGATTTTATGAACGGTCCTTTCGCTAAAATAGGAATGTTTGTCAAATTAATTCAAAATCATGAAGTATTTCATCGTAAATTAGAAAAGTTCCTAAAAAAAGAACAACCTAATTATAATGTAGAGTCTACAAAGGAAGCATCTGAATTTACTGTTTATAATAGAGCTTGGTCTTATATTAAAAATATTAGTGTAAATGATGAGGATGATTTAAACGCTATTATAAATTTTGAACCTAAAGCATTGTTAAAAGTATTAGTTAGTTCAATTAGTTTTTTTGAAGGTTATGAAGAATATGAAAAATGTGCACATCTTCACAAAATCCAGAAAATAGTTAAGGAAATTTAAAAAATAATTAGGATACCCAAAGTATCCCTCGTACATTAGTATTACAGGTTTTGTAAGAAAAGGGAATAAGAAGGGATGGGAATAAAGGTAATAAGGGGTTAAGGAACACCCTGTTAATAATATAAATTATGAGAAATAGAGAATTGTTATATAGAAAGTTAGAAACTTTAGATCATACATTGATTAATCTTCAACGTATAGTAAACACTCAGGAACCAATTGAATCATATAGAGCTAACATAGTTAAAGCTCAAGGTATAGCCGATGATATTAGAACTATGATTGAAAGAGAACCACGTTCACATCAAGAACAAAATACCTCACTACGTTAATATGAAGTTATCAGCAGAACAGATTCAATCTAATTGGGAAATATTTTTAGATAATATTAAAATCCATATATCAGATAAAGGGGATAGAAAAGATAAATTGCTTAATTTTTATAAAAAATATGAAGAGCGAGTTATATTAATGCCTGCTGCTCATAAAAAAGAATACCATTCGGCATTCCCCGGGGGTTATGTAGATCATGTTAATCGAGTAGTTAGATGTGCTCTTAAACAATTTGAACTTTGGAAAGAAGAGGGTTGTGATGTAACTACATTTACTATTGAAGAATTAGTATTTTCTGCTATTAACCATGATCTAGGTAAAATGGGAGATAAAGACCATGAGGCGTATATCCCACAAACTGATAAATGGAGGAGAGATAAATTAGGAGAAGATTATATGTTTAATAAAAAATTAGCATTTTGTTCAGTACCAGACCGTAGTTTATTTTTACTTCAACAACATGATATTTCATACACATTTAATGAAATGGTAGCAATTCAAACACATGATGGTTTATATGATGCTGCAAATGAGAAATATTTAAAGGCATTTATGCCCGAACAAAAACCTCGCACATCTTTACCATATATTTTACATCAAGCTGATATGATGGCTGCTCGTATTGAGTTTGAAATTGAATGGCTTCCAAAGTTTTCTAAGGATAGCGTGGCACAGCCAAAGAAAAATTATACATTACAATCGAAAACTAGTTCTAAATCCAAGGCACTTAATACAATAGCAAGCCCTGGATTAAAAAGTATGTTAGATAGTTTATGATATTAGAAATTACTATTACAATATTAGGTTTATCAGTCGTTATCCTTGGGTACACGACTTTTAACCTTTTACGTAAAAATGAAAGAGCAGAAGATATTATAGTTTCTCAACAGGAATTTATCAATAAAGTAGATGAACAAGTCACATTTTCAGAAAAAAGATTAGAACAAATAGATGAAAAAGGCATGTTCAAAAGCGATGATGAAATAGGTTGGTTTTTTAATGAAATAAAGGTTTTACAAACAGGTTTATCTCAATTTAAAACTAACCCCAAAGAAAAATGATCCAAAAAAGAAAAAGAAGGAAAAAAAGTAAAAATTATTTTACCCAAGAAACAGAAGATTATATAGTAAAATATAATAACTTAGATCCTGTTGAAGATTCAGAAAAAAGAAGTAAAATATATGAAGCTTACATACATTATGCCTTTTTTAAACTTACTCAGAATATAATCCATACTTTTAAATTTTATCATACTGAAGTGTCTAATTTAGAACATTTACAGCATGAAATAATAACCTTTTTACTATCCAAAATACATTTATTTGATCCCACAAGAGGAGCAAAAGCATATTCTTATTTTGGTACTATAGTAAAACGTTGGTTAATTTTATATAATACTAAAAATTACAATAAAAAAATCAAAAAAGTTGGAGTTGAAGTATTAACTGGAGAGAATTCAACCCATGTTTATACACAAGGTGATGAAAGAGTAAAAAGTGATTTAGATAAGTATGTGGATATATTTGTAGATCATGTATCAGAAAATATTTTTGAATTATTTCCTAAAAAAAATGATGCTCAAATAGCGGATGCAATATTAGAATTATTCCGTAAAAGAGAAACATTAGAAGTATTTAATAAAAAAGCACTTTATATCTACATAAGAGAAATGGTAGATGTAAAAACTCCTAAAATAACTAAAATAGCTGATAAACTTCATGGTATATTTAAAGAACAATACATTTTTTATTTAGAAAACGGTTACGCTAGATTCTAACCCCTTCCTATATCCATATTTATAACAAAATAACATTATGGGATCATTAGACAACATTGTATTTAAAAAGAAAAAATTCTCGGATATCCTAAGCGAAATTTACGATAATCAAAAGAAAAAAGAAACCCAAATAACGGGTTTAATTTCAGAGTTAAAACCACTTATAAATGACATAGGTGATGCTACTTTGATTGTTCCACTTATTAAAGAATATATGGAAATTGGCGTTCGTAACGATGAACAATTAATTAAAATGGCCACTATAGTACAGCGTGCGCTTAATAATAGTGGTGGTGAAGAATCAATGGGGATAACGGAAGAAGAAAAACAACAATTAATGGAGGAATTAGATAAACTTAATACTAATTTCGAACAAAAGAAAGATGGCGCATAAATATGGATTTGCTTCGGTTAACTCTCAATTAAATATAGGGAGGAATAACCAATCAGCTACACAACAACAACTTAATACTTTAGCTTCTAATATGATATCTGCTAGAGTAACGGATATTATCTTGGATGATCAACACCCTAAATTTGAGATTTATGGTGAATGGAGTTCTGTTGGAACTATATTTTTTGAAGCAGTTGAGGGCTCACCTTCAATTTCATCTAAAATTGCAAAAGTAGCATCTCCCCTAATTCCTTATTTAAAAAACTATCCCTTAGTTAATGAATTAGTATTATTATTTTTACTACCTAATAATCAAGTAAATTTAAATAGTAATACAAAAAAATATTTTTATATAAATCCAATATCTATTTGGAACACTCCTCATTTAAACGCATACCCAAATTTACAAGCTAATAACCAAACCCAACCTTCACAACAAAAAAGTTACCAAGCAATAGAACAGGGGCAAACCAGAAAATCTTCTGATGAAGAAGTAGAATATGCTTATAATTCTCCTCTAGTAGGAGGTACTTTTATTGAAAGATCAAATATCCATCCTTTATTAGCTTTTGCTGGGGATATTATTACTGAAGGTAGATGGGGTAATAGTATTAGATTTGGTAGTACTGCAAAAACCGATAGTATTTTATATGGTAATAATTGGTCTAGTACAGGAGAAGATGGTAACCCTATAACAATATTAAGAAATGGTCAACCTAATGATGCTAGTGAAGAGGGATATTTACCTATTATTGAAGATATAAATAAAGACTTATCTTCGATTTATTTAACGTCTAACCAATCAATCCCCTTAGTAACAACAATTACAAACAACCCTTCAATAAAAAATAACAAACCAGAGTCAATAGGTTCATTTCAGGGAAGTCAAGTAATGCTAAATTCTAATAGATTAGTTTTTAATGCTAATTCTACAGGTAGTATATTATTAAATTCCGAAGGAGTAATTTCATTGACATCAACAAATACAATTGGAATATATTCTCAAGAAGGAGATGTTGTTTTACAATCCTCTAAAAATAATATTAGATTAGGGGATTCTACAGCTAATGAATCTATAGTTCTAGGAGATACTTTTTTAGATGATCTTGCAGATTTATTAAGAAAATTACAAACTTTAGGTCAAACGTTATCAACTGAACCAAAAATATATGTTAGTGGTGGTCCCGCTAGCTCTGTAAAAACACAAGCTTCTAAAATGTTAAATAATATTAAAAATTATAAATCTAAAATTGTAAAATCAATATAATGGGGGAAGAAGCACTTTTACAATTATCACAACAATTTCTTCAAACCCCTGCGGGTAAATCATTGTTAGGAAGCCAACTTAATTTAAATGATATAACTAATAGAATACAAGATCTTTCTTCTAAATTTAACATTGATTTATCTACCTTAGATGAAACATCCTTAGATAATATTAATTTATCCCTGGGTTCTAATTTGACTCGTGAACAAAAAAGAGAAAAAAGAAGACAAAAAAGATTGTCTGCTAAAGAAAAATTACAAGAACGTTTAGACGAAGCTAATATAACAAAAGTAGATGTTGAAAAAAAAGTAAGAGCAGAAATATCACTTTTAAAAGCCAAATTAAAAAGTCAAATTCCTACACTTCAAACTTATACAATTGTAGGTAGACTGCAGGATAAAAATACAAATACTCCATTACAAGGAGCTAAAGTAACATTAGGAGTTAATCAGGATTTTGTAGATGAAAAAGTTGGTGCCGATAATCCTTTAAATGTAAGTGAAGAATTACTCCCTAATAAAGTTTCACTTGATTTAAATGATCTAATTTTTATTCCTATCCCAGGACAAACTGCTAGAACAGATAAACAAGGAAATTTTTCAATTAAAGTTAAGGTTCCTATTATCCCCGAAAATCAAAAAACCCCACTTGTTTTTGGTTTACTTTATTCTAAAAGTGGGTATATCCCTGGAACACAAGCTATTATAAATGGTGATAAAACAATAAAAACAAATTTATCATTAACTAGTTTAATTAATTTAAGTGAAGCAGCAGAAGAAATTTCTCAAAAATTTAATGATGGTATTGATTTAGCACAAGCTGGGGTTGCTGCCTTAGCTATGGATGTTTTAGATAAACTTATATTTGCTAAAAAATTTAGTATTGGTAAATTAGTAGATAATATTAAAACAAAATTAATTCCTTTAGCAATTAGTTTATTATTAGCTTTTGGTATTTCTAAATTAACACAAGCAAATAGAAAAACATGCCCAACACCCGATACTTTAAACAATGTAATAAGAACTAGAAATAGAGTTGTTAGACAATTAAACCAATTATTTAGGGCAATAACTATTAACACAGCTTTAGCCTTAGCTTTTACAGCTTTAGCTAATGTTTTAAGAGGGGTGAGACTAGCACTAGATGCTCTCCCAGCACCCCAAGCAGTAGGGGTTTTTCCTGCTAAAGATTTTGGTGGTTTAATATTTGCCCAACCTTATTCGTTTACAGCTAAATTACAGCATATTAATGATGAATTAGAAAAATTAGAAGAAGCAAATAAAGGAACAAGTAGAGCTACTTTAGTTTCATTAATATTTTTAATAGCAGGGGTTACAACAGTAATATTATTATTAAAATCGGTTGATCAAATGGCCCAAGAGTGTGCTGAAGAAAATGGTGTAACAAATTTAGAATTAGAAGCAATTAATCAAGAATTATTAGATTTAGCTGAAGAAGAAGCTGAAGATGGAAACCCCATAATTGGTAATGTAAATGGATTTATTTTTAGTGTTGAAACTGATAATAAAAACCCTGTTGGAACTTTAAAAAGAAGATTTGCTGTAGCTAAAGACTCCAGGGGAATTACATTATTAAAAGGAGAACCTTCATTTTCATCATCAGATCAAATTTTAATAGATGAACTTGTATTTTATATACAACAAAATAATTTAAAAGCTAACTAGTTTAATATTTATAATAAATCAATACAACATGAAATTAAGTCAATTAAAAACTATTGTGAAAGAGGCCGTAAAAGAGGCAATACAAGAGGAAATGAAAGACATTTTAATAGAAGCAGTTCGTGCTCCTAAACAACAAGTACAAGAAGTTATTCAACCTACTCAACAAGTGAAACAACAACCTTTACCAGAAGATAAAAGAGTAGCAATGAGAGAAAATATACAAAATGTACTAGGAGGAATGATGCCAGGAGCTAATGGTACATTAAGTGCAACTTCAGCAGATGTACCTTTACAAATGGGTGGTCCTGTAGATACAACTTCACCTAATGGTAGTTTACCTCAGGGAAATGTAAGTATGGACCAAATAATGGGTTTAATGAATAGTAAAGGGTAATAATTATGGCATTTGGAGCAAGAAGAGTATATCCTAATGATTTACGACCTAGAGTTGCTATTGGTGTTAATCTACCATTTAGCGCACCTGGGGTGTTTCAACCTAATTACCAAACTAAAGATGCCATTAAGAATAATTTAATTAATTATTTTTTAACAAACCCAGGGGAAAGAATAGAAAACCCACTTTTTGGTGCAGGTTTAAGAAGATATATTTTTACTCAAGTAGAAACTGGAAATTTAGATTTTATAAAAGATGATATTCAAACAAAATTAAATGATAATTTTCCAAATATTTTAGTTGAAGAAGTTGAAGTCTTAAGAACTGTTAATGAAAATACAATACAAATAAATATAACATACAGTATTCCTAATACAGGTATAAATGATACTTTAGAATTAAATTTTAGATAATGGCGTTACTAAACAAAGACATATCTTATATTAATAAGGACTTTAATGATATTAGAGCCCAACTTATTAATTTTTCTCAAACTTATTTCCCCAATACCTATACAGATTTTAGTCCCGCATCACCTGGTATGATGTTTATAGAACAAGCATCTTATGTTAGTGATGTTTTATCCTTTTATTTAGATAACCAAATCCAAGAAACTTATTTACAATATGCTAGACAATTTGATAATTTATATGATCTTGCCTATATGTTTAGTTATAAACCAAAGGCAACCGGGTTAGCATCTGTTGATTTAGATTTTTACCAACAAGTTCCTTCTAAAGTAGAAGGAGTAACCGTAGTACCTGATTTTAATTATGCCCTAATAATAGGAGCAAATTCAATTTCAAATACTCAAACAGGTATTAGTTTTTTAATAGAAGACGCAGTAGATTTTTCAGTTTCATCCTCAAGTGATCCAACTGAAGTATCAATTGCTCAAGTAGCTGGTGGAGAACCTACTTACTATTTATTAAAGAAAACAAGAAAAGCATCATCAGGTAATGTCTCTACACAAACTTTTACTCTAGGTGCTTACCAACAATTCCCAACTTTAGAAATTAATTCTAATAATATAGGTGGTATCCTTGATATATTTGATTCTGATGGTAACCAATATTATGAAGTAGATTATTTAGGTCAAGATTTAGTATACGACAGTATTAAAAATACTAATACTAATGACCCTAATAATTATCAAGATGGGGATGCACCTTATATATTAAGAACAAAATCCACAAATAATAGATTTATTACAAGGTATTTAAACGAAACAACCTTACAAATTCAATTTGGTGCCGGAAATGCATTACAAATAGATGAAGAGATAGTTCCTAATCCCGATAATGTAGGGATTGGTCTTCCATTTGGTCAAAGTAAATTAACAGCTGCTTATTCACCAACAAATTTTGTATTTACAAATACTTATGGAACAGCACCAAGTAATACTACTCTAACAGTTAGATATATTACAGGGGGTGGAACTAGAGATAATGTTAACGCTAACCAAGTAACACAATTAAACACAGGTAATACTTTATTTAAGAATTCAAATCTTAGCAACACATCAACAGCACAATTTATATTTAATTCTTTAGCTGTGAATAATCCTATAGCTGCAAGCGGGGGAGGAGATGGAGATACCATAGAAGAAATAAGACAAAATTCTTTAGCTAATTATAATACTCAACAAAGAAATGTTACAGCTGATGATTATTTAATTAGAGCTTTAAGTATGCCTTCTAAATTTGGAGATTTATCTAAAGCATATACAACAAAACCAAGCGTAAAAGATCCTGATGTCATTTTAGATTTATATGTATTAGCTTATAACACATCAGGTAATTTAGTAACAACATCAGATGCTATTAAGAGTAATCTAATTACTTATTTAAATCAATCACGAATGATAGGTGATACTGTTAATATTAAAGATGCTTTTATTATTAATATTTGTATAGATTTTGAAATAATTACTTTACCTAATTTTAATAATAGTGAAGTATTAGCTAGATGTATATCAGCTTTACAAATATACTTTGAAATTAGTAAATGGCAAATTAATCAACCTATCATACTAAGAGAGATAACAGTATTATTAGATAATATTTCTGGTGTGCAGACTATACAAAATGTGAGTATTACAAATAAAGCAGGTACAAATAGTGGGTATTCACAATTTGCTTATGATATAAGTGGAGCTACTCAAAATGGTATTATATACCCTTCTTTAGACCCAAGTATATTTGAAGTAAAATATCCTAATACAGATATTAAAGGTAGAGTAGTTTCATTAGGAACAGGAACATTTAGCACTAGTGGGGGAGGATCATCTACTAGTTATTAAAAAATAAATTATGGCAGTATATAAAATTTTTCCTTTGCAAGATGCTACAATGTATTCATTTTACCCTACTATGAATACTGGGATAGACCCTATTATAGAAGTAGGTAATCTTAATGTAAACATAAACCCCGTACCTCAAGTATTTAGATATTTAGTTGAGTTTGATCAAACTGAAATAGAAGATATAATTGATAATAAAGTAGGGGGAACTCAATTTTCTAGTAGTTTAAAATGTTATATAGCTAATGCTCAAGGTGTTATTTTTGATACTGAATTAGAAATATACCCCGTATCAGGATCATGGAATAATGGCTCGGGTACTTATTTAGATTCACCTTTTACTACTAATGGTTGTAGTTGGAAAAATCAAACATTTGATGGTGGTCAAGAATGGGCAACTTCCAATTTTCAACCTTATGCAACAGCTTCTTTTTCTGGAAGTAATACGGCTGGAGGTGGAACTTGGTATACAGGATCAGATGATCCTTATAATACTAATTTATATGTTACTCAATCTTTTACTTTAAGATCCGATAAAGATCTTAATGCCTCTGTTACTGATATAGTTAAAGTTTGGTATTCAAGTTCAAAGTCTATTGGTGGGTATACTAATATAAAAAATAATGGATTTTTAGTAAAATGGGAAGATACTATAGAATTTAGTACTACTGATGCTATACAACCCATAATGCAATTCTATTCAGTTGATACTAATACAATATATCCTCCTGCATTAGAAATAAAATGGGATGATTCTTCCTTTGAAACAGGAAGTTTACCTCCAATTCAAACAACAGATTTGTATGTTGCTTTAGACAGCAACCCAGGAATATTTTATGAGGAAAGTGTAAACAGGTTCAGATTAAATATAAGACCTGATTTCCCAAAAAGAACATTCTTAACATCTTCTTTAGATACACAAAATCATTATTTAAATAGTAATTCAATGTATTCAGTTAAAGATTTAGATACAAATGAAACTTTAATAGAATTTGACCCCGAATTTACTAAAATAAGCTGTGATAGTCAAAGTAATTATTTTGATATTTATATGAATGGGCTACAACCCGAAAGATATTATAAAATTTTAATACAAACCACTATTAGTGGGAGTACAATAGTAAAGGATGATAATTATTATTTCAAAGTTATTAATAGATAATGGCAGAAGAAAGATTAGACTTAATTAAAGATGTTTTTAATAAAGCTGAATACATTAAAACTATAAATACAAGTTTTAGTGAATTGGGTGTTACTTCTATTACTGAAGATCAACAACTTCAACCAACTGTTGAAGAATTCTTTGGATTATACAACTCTCTTTTTTATGATATACCCGCCCTAGGTGAAACTAATTCCCATGAATATTTAGTTAAAACAAGTGGAGAATATATAAATTATGAAGAAAGAAATGAAGAGATTGAAGCTTTACAAGCTGAAATAGCTCAATTAAGAAGTGATTTATTGTCGGCACAAATGGATAATATAAAAATAGCAGCAGAACCATCTGATAATGAACAAACAAATGTGGCTTTAGAGGTATTTGAAAGAGAATTAAGAGTTGCTAATGAAAACCTTATAGAAACTAATACAAGATTATCACAAGATACTAAAACATCAACAAATACCCCTTCTGTAAGTAGTGGTGGAGGAACATCAGGTGGAGGTGCTGTTTCTAGTATAGCGTCTTCTGGTGGAGGATCTACTGGAGGTGGTGGTGGCGGCACTGGTGGTGGAGGTGGAGGATATTAAATATAATTTATGAACGAAAATGTAACAATACAACAATTAGATCCAAACACATTTGAATACCAAACATATTCAGATTCGGACTCTCAACTAATTGTACAATCACAATTAGATACAGTTTTTTCTGCTAGTACTGATTACATTGAATATTATGTTTATGACCAAAATCAAAACTTAATATATCCTGGAAGTACAATCCCTTTACTAAATTATGATATAAGAGATGGAGATGTACTTTTAAACCCACAAAAGGATTTAGAAAACTCTGGTTTTGATATAGGAATATATAATATTTTATATAGTTTTTATAGAAAAAGATTATCATCTAATTTATCAGAAAAATATTTTATTTCAAATATATCATCTGATAGAACGGAAATTAGATTAGATAGTAACATTATACCTAATGATATAGTAATATCTTCAACTAATGAATTTATACAATATAGGGAAACAGCTGAATATTTTGTTGACTTTTATTTAAATTTTGGTAACAACCAAACAGTAATAGCCAATAATATAAAATTAGAAACAGAAGAAGGAATTGATCCTACTATTTTAATTAAACTATATGAACCTTTACCATCTAATTTTGGTATAAAAGATGAATTATGGGTAGTAGAAGAACTATCAGATCCTCAAGCATATGAATTAGATTTTCCTTTTGAACCTATTGTAGAAGATGATTTTACTTATATAGCAGGCCCTAATTATAATCTTAATGTAATACAAGAAACATCAACGGGTGGAGAAGCATTTTCATTTAATACATTATTACAATCAGATGTAACAAGTTCAATTAACCAAATTCAAAATCTTTTAAATCAAAAAGAAATTGATATTAATGTTAATTATGAAAATTATGCTAATTTTATTCATTTTAGTTCTGCTAAAATACGTTTAGAAAATTTTTATTATAAAGCAGGATTAATAGAATCAGCTAGTAATCAATTAATTCAGAATTTTACAACAACTTCTCCTACATCAACAACACCCTCATATTTAGAAAGTAAAGCTCAACTTACAGATAAAATTGATAATATTATAAAGAATTTTGATGGTTATGAATCATTCTTATATTTTAATAGTGGGTCTCAATATTCTTATCCAAAAACCACAACATCACCTCCATATCAACTTGCTTCAACAGAAAGTATAGAAGCTTTAACTTGGGTTGGTAATGCAACAGTTGGAGATCCATATTACGGGGGACAAGCATTAGTAGCATCAGATTATGATCAAGATAATAGAAATTGGCTATATTGGTCGATACCAGAATATTTAAGAGATGATCCGGCGAATGAAGGGTATGAATTATTTGTTGATATGGTTGCCCAATACTATGATAATGTTTGGGTTTATACAAAAGATATATCAAATAAATTTGATGCTGATAACCGTTTAGAATATGGTATATCAAAAGATTTAGTAGCAGATGCTATTAGAGACTTTGGTGTAAAATTATATGCTAGTAATTTTAATACAAATGATTTATTTACAGCATTTTTAGGATTAACACCCTCAGGAAGTGCATTTCCTTTCCCAAATATGACTGGTAGTTTACCAACGGAATCTGGGTTTGAGTACGTAGATACTGAAATATCTGCTTCAAATGATATAGTGCCATTAAATAATGTTCAAAAGCAAGTATATAAACGAATATACCATAATATACCTTATTTACTTAAAACTAAAGGTACAATAGCTGGTATAAGAGCATTAATAACTTCTTACGGGATACCTGATACAATTTTACGAATTAGTGAATTTGGAGGTAAAGATAGAAATGAATCTCAAGATTATGATTTAAAACAAAATGTATTTAACTATGCTTTTGATACAGGTACTAATTCTACAAATTATATTTCTTCATCCTTTAATGCTAATTCAAAGTTTCCCAATAATGGAAGTAATACAGTTAAAAATGTTCAATTTAGAATAAAACCTGCAGAAATTCCTCAACCAACTAATAACACCCCTTCAAGTAATATTATTTATTCCCAATCATTATTTCATGCAGTAGATAATAGTAATGTAACTAACGTAGCTATAGTTTTAGAATATACGGGTTCAGGGTTTGTAACAGGTTCGTATGATGGTTCTATAGCTAACCCATATGATACTTATGGTACTTTAAAATTCATTCCTGCTGATGGTGATAGTTCTAATAATTCAGCAAGTGTCTTCCTTCCATTTTTTAATGGAGATTGGTGGTCTATTCAAACAAGTGTAGATACGATTACTGCTACCGCCAGTTTATTTGCTGCAAACCAAATAAATGGTAAAGTAGGTTTTATAGCTAGTAGTTCGGTTAGTGGGTTTGACACTGCTTATTATACGGATAATGAAAAAGCTTTTTTAAATTTTGATAATCCAGTACAATTACAAAATAATGATATTTATTCAGGTTTTACAGGATCTTACCAAGAATATAGATTTTGGACCCAACCAATTAGTGAAAGTAAATTTTTAGATTATACAGTAAATCCGTATTCTGTTGAAGGTAATAGTTTAAATTCAACTCCTAATGAGTTAATTTTTAGAGCTGCCTTAGGTAGTCAATTAAGTAGAGATGAAAAATCTCAAACTATCCCTGTAATACTACCAACATCTATTCACCCTAGAGTAACAGGATCAGCTATACAAATTACACAATCATTTAGTGATGGTACTAGTGATTATTTTATTACAAGTCCAAGATTTAGAGGTGATAAATTATATGTAAAAAATAAAGAATTTATATATCAAGACCAAGTACCAGCTGGTATAAAAAATAGAATTACAGATAAAATATATAAAGAAGATTTAATCCTAGCTGAGGCACCTTATGGTTTTCAAACATCTACATCTTCAAATGCAACTATTTCTAGTACAACAAGTGATGTAATATCTCCTATGGAGTCAATACAACAAACATCATTTGTAAGTCAAAGTTATACTCCAAGTGTTAATTATTTAGAAGTTGGGTTTTCACCATCAAATCAAATAAATGATGATATTAATGCCCAATTAGGATACTTTAATTTAGGAGATTATATAGGCGACCCAAGATTTATATCTTCATCATTAGACTCATATCCAAATTTAGATAGATTAAGAGATGCATATTTTGAAAAATACATAAAAGGATATGATATAGTTGATTTTATTAGATTAATAAAATTCTTTGATAATTCATTATTTAAAATGATTAAAGATTTTACACCTGCTAGAACTAGTTTAGCTTCTGGTGTAATAGTAAAACAACATTTATTAGAAAGAAATAGATTAAGACCTGCACAAGTATCATCTTCATTACATGATTATGAGGGTCTAGTAGTCAATTTACCAAAAGATTATAGTTCAGGGTCATCAGATTTCCCTCAATATTCAACAGAAGGATCTGCATTATATAAATTTAGTGGTGGACCCGGTGGTTCATTTAATAAATTTAATGGGTTACAAACATCACTATCTGGGTCTAAAGGTTTAGGACCAGATAATAGGTTTAATTTAACACAAAGTTGGACAGAATCATTTGATTATGGAGCAATAGATAGATCAGTAATTAATAGTTTATTTTTCAATAGAAGTAGTTCACAATATATTAGTGCATCTTATAAAGGTATTAGAAAAGGTGTTATACATAGTGACCAATCAGAATTTTATAATGGAATATTTTCAGGTTCTTACATAGAAGTAACTAATGGAGATTTAAATAAAGGCTGTGAACCCTATTTAAATATTGCAGATACACCTATTTTATATAAACCTATATTCTTTTCAACATCTGCAGGTTTTCAACCTGTTGTAACAAAACAAGAATTTTTAAACCAAGCTAATTATCCACCTAGAGGTTATGCCTGGATAGCATCAGAACAAACTATTTTTGAAGGACCTAATGGGGGTACACAACAAGTGTATGCCATAAAATTATCACAAACTGATGCAAATGGAATAGAAGTAATTAATTATTTAGATGATTTTTCTAGTTTAAGACTCTTATTTGGAGACGCTTCTATACCTTATAATTCTAAGGCAACTGAATATAAAGTTTTAGGGAGAACAATATTTTCGGAACATGCCTTACTTAGAATAGATATTAGATCTGGGGTAGGAGGGAATAATTATTTACAAACCGTAGATGGGGTAGATTATTATCCAATAACAAGTTCGGACCAAGGTGGTTCTATGGATTGGTCATTGGAGGCAAAAACAGATTATACAACAACTGGTTCTATAAATACAGAATCAGCAGATAATACTCAACAAAATGATTTATCTAACCCAAATGCTTCAACACAGGAACAAAACATATATTATTGGAATGGAGATACACTAGATGCTTTAGGATTTTTTAATACAGGAAGTGATGCCGTAAACACGGATAAAATTATCAGCACCGATTTTGATTTCTTTAAAAATGCTGCTTATACAACCCCATACACCTCAAATACACCTTGGATAATTTCAGCATCTGTAGTTTATAGTTCATCTCTTAATTCAAATTCATCTGGAATTTCAGTAGATAGTGGTATATATCATTCAGCTTCGTTATATGCAGGAAGTGGTTTGACTATTCAGGACTTTAGTCTTGGTACCCCAGTTAGTGTTCAAACAAGAGCATTTCATATTAATACAACAGGTTACTCATCAGCAGCAGACGCTGCAGCAAATGCTGCTAGTGCATCAGATCCCCTTATTTATTACTCTACATCTGGGGCAAGTACCTTCCAGCAAGGAGTTAGTGTCGCGTACTCAGATCGCAATTTATTAGATCCTGATATTATAACCTCTTTAGGTTTAGTTTTTGGGAAGTTTTACTATTTAACAAATTTAGAAATTGATACTGTATCGGGAAACCAAGAGTATTTAGTTGGAACTCCAAGCAATACCACCACTCCTGGTGAATATTCTTTTCTTATTAGCACTATTTTTAGAAATCCTCTAACAACAAAATCCCCCCTTGTAGGTCTATCTGTACCTGCAATAACAAAATTTAGACCCGCTCCTCGTTATGTAGAAGAACTAGGAAACATAGCATTTAATTCGAATACAGTAAATACACAAATACCTGGTAATTCTGGTTCTGGTTTACCTTTAACTACTTTAGGGGGTCACCCTAAAATAGCAACAGCAGGTACAGCTTCAATGGACTGGTCTTTTCCATCTTTGACATTAGCAGGTACTGCACCAACATTAGGTGCTGGTGCGGTTAGCTGGAGAACATTATCAGGAAGTTTAGCACTAACAAACAACCCTAATTTTACTGCTGATTTCAATACAACTAATTGGCCACCTGATTCTGGAACAGGGGTTCAAGCATTTGATTTTGCAGACCCTTCTTTTGCAGGAAGCTCTAATCAAGGAAGCCAATATGATGGTGCTATAGCAATTGACATAGATGCATTAATAGACACTTTAGAGCAAATAGAATCAAACACCATAAATATTTTTCTTCAATTAGGTTATAAAATGACTGCTCGTGTTATGTCTAGAAATACAACAGATCAATTTAAAGTAAGGATGAGTGCCAGATACGTCCAAACTAATGGAAGTTCAAGCACTTCTGTGGTATTTAGTGAACAAACATCAAATAATGGATCGGTTTTCTTTTCTAACCAAATATCTTCAATACCATTAATCACTGGACTTTCATATGTTTACCTCTTTTTTGAGGTCCAAAATATTAACACAGATAGTAGTGATATAGAGTATGCAGTAATTTTAGAAGATTTAGCTGCACAGGCTACATATACATTACAAGGTGATTCTAGCTTTAACTTTTATCCTTCCTCAAACAGTTATGCAACGTTTGCAGAGGGTAATAACCCATCAACTTTTACTATAATAAACCCAACTGGAACAAATATTACATATACTGGAGATATGTTTCAAAGTGGTAGTTCTGCAAACCCTGCAGTAATGCCTTATTCTGCGATTCCAGATTTTTATCCCCAAGCACAAGTTGATGTCTATTTAAAAAGAACAGGATCAATTTCAGGTGTACCTTATGATGTTATTATTACATCTTCAATTTATGATCCTTCTACAGAAGAAGGAGGTTATTCTGGGTCTATATATTCCGGATCTACTTTAACATTTAATGAATCCCCAATATTAGGCATATATAAACCAGGTATTAATTTTGACCCAACTGATGATGCAACAACTGGTTCTACTCAAAATTTAGAGGGCGATATGTATTATGTTGAATATTCTATGAGTAATTTTGTACCTGGGGTAATAGATGGACTTGATGTAAATACTCAAAGGGTTGTATTCCAAACGGATAGTGATTTATCTAGAATTGCAATTACACAATCATATTCTGATAGTGGGGGAGTTTCAACATTTAATGCTACCGGAAGTGTAGTATTACGTAAAGGTAATACTTCAAACCCTCAAACTTTAGGTCAACCTGTTTCGACCTTAAACTTTAATCTTGATGAAAACGCATCTAATACAAGAGTTGATGTATCTGGATCATATATAGGTGATTTTTTCCATAACGATGCATTTAGATTTTCTATTAGAAATTCAAAAGTAGGTTTTGGAAGTAATCTTCACATTAGAGAAATTACAGCTAGTATATTCCCATCTCAATCTATATGGGCTAAAGAAAGAGATCCATTTGGATACGGTCTATTTAAAGACCCAGATAAAACGGGATTAATTGTACCAACTTATTACCCAGGAGCCTTACCTTTTAATTTAGCAGTTAATTGTCAACCTTTATTAAACAATTATGTTAACCAAAGAATAAATCCTTTTATATTTGATATTGATTATAATTTCCAAGGTAATTCTATATATTTTTCTAGTTCACTAGCACCTGTTAATTTTTTACAAATATTATCTGGTAGTGCAATTAGAGCAAATGTTCCTGTATCAAATTACACACAATTTAGCTCTATTAGCCCAAGATACTTGGGTGCAAAATCAACAAGCCAAGAATTAAATGTTTGGAATATAGGTGATATAGGTACATTTGGTAAAAACCCAACAATAGAATTAAGGGACGCTTATTTTGGATACTTTAATGATATATCAGATCCATATCCTAATATAAACGATTTAACAAGAGTTAATCTTAATTATTTAATTGATGAACAAGGTAATGCTTTACCTCCTTCATTAGAAGATCAATTAAGTATAGATACTTTTGAACAAGTATTTCCAAATACAACACAAGGTAAAATAGCCGTTAAACTTGGTAAAACCCAATATACACCTTTATCAACACCATCTCCTATAAGTCGTATTATGGAATATGTAACTCCAATATGTTACTCACAGAATTCAGGTAATAATTATAGTACTTCAATTCCATTATCTGGGTCTGGGTATATTTCAAGATATGATAATGATGATGAAAGTAGTATAACTTTTGGTACTTTCCAAGCAGTAGGTACTTCATCAGTTGTAGACGTTGTAGGTCAAGATAGACAAAGTGTATCATACTATATTGATCCAACAGAAGCTATAACTACTAAAACTGGTGTATTGATTAACCCTTACTCAGTATCAAGTAGAACGGGATCAGCTGAATATGCAGCAGGTGGTGATCCAGGTGAATGGGGAACTGATGGTGAAGATCTAGATAATACACAAATAGTATCTATACAACATTCAGTTGTAACATCATATGTAAGTGAAACAAGAAGAACAAGAGATGAATTAGATTTAACATTTAAAATGTTTACTGGATCTAATGAAACTACTCAATCCCCCTTTAATCTTGAAGGTATAGATTGTAAAGTCTACACAGATACAGGAAAAGTATATTTAATAAAAGATGTAGATGATCATGGATGGTTTACTTATTCAAATTTACCAACATCAGTAAAAGTAAAGAAAAGAAAAAAAGGTTTAAGTTTTAAAAGATACTATTATACTAGAGTTCCAATACCCGGAGGAGGAATTAAATGTAAAGTTGATTGGGAAATGTTTCATACTTTATTTAATTTTGGTTTAATGAGACAAACATCACCTAGAAATGGTGCGGGGGTTCAGGCACTAGAATGGATATTTAAGGCAAATTCTGGAAATCACACTATTAAAACTGGCGAAAAAATAAGTTGGAAATTTGAAGGTTTCTTTAAAAATGCAAGAGGTGGATTCCAACAAGGTCTTTTCTTCCCTAATGCCTACCAAGGAGCATACACCCCTACAATAATAAGTGGTGATGGTGCTTTAGATTATAAATTAGATGAAGCAAATAAAGCAGCAGCCCCTTATTGGATATTTCCAACAAATGATTATAGATTTATAGAAATGTCATCTTCAAATTTTAATGAAGCATATGGAACAGGATTTTATCAAGGTGATCTACCCTATGAACCAGGATTTTCAGAATATTTCCCTGGAAATACAGAACCTAAAACAACCGCTTTTGATCCAATCGAAAATACATTGGATTTTGAAGAGGGTGATGAAATAAGATTTAGCAATAATGAATCATTTACCTATACAGTTGAGGAAGTATTCGCTCCATCTGAAAATGTAGTAAGTGGTGCTGGAAGAGTAAAACTTAGATTAGACAAACCCGTAGATTCATCAGTAAATAAGGATTTCTTTTTAGTAAGAAGAAAAATTGCTGATCCTCAATCTCTTTATTTGGATTTGAACTTTCCTTATGGTATATTGTCAAGTGGAAGTATTTCTAAAGTAATAAAATCAACGGGATCATTTGGTTTAACTGGAAGTTTTACTAGTGGTTCTGATAGTTCAGGTTTATATACAGCTTCTTTAAGTAATATTGAAACATTAGCAACTCCAGGTATATTATATCCGGATTTTCCAACAGAGTATTTAATACAAAGTGCTTCTGTAATAGTAAATGATTTAATTTCTAAAGGAGTAATAGAATCCTAATAGAATACATATTTATAACATATAACAATATTTATATAAAAACACAACATGGGATATTTAAATAACGCAGTAATAACAGTTGACGCTATATTAACTACAAAAGGAAGAGAGTTATTAGCAAGAAATGATGGTTCTTTTCAAATTACACAATTTGCTTTAGGGGATGATGAAATTGATTATACACTTTATAATCCAAATCACCCATCAGGATCAGCTTATTATGGTGAAGCAATTGATAACATGCCTTTACTTGAAGCATTTCCAAGCGAACTTCAAATAATGAAATATAAACTAACTACTTTACCTCGAGGTACTGCTAAATTACCTGTGTTAGATTTAGGGTATGCAGCTATTACTTTAAAACAAGGAGCTCAATTAGCAATAACACCACAAACATTAAATTATTTAGGAAATAATCAAACATTTGAAACATCAGGATATAGTGCAACAATAGGAGATATAAGATTATTAAGTACCTTTACAGGGCAGGGCATACAATCTGATGCAGCTATAGAAGCTAATCAAAATGCAACTCAAACTATTGGTACTAGTGTTTCTAAAACAGTAATAGGAACTCAAATTAATTTAACAGCAACAACAGTTAACACACTATTTGGTGCTAATTCAATATTAAGAACAACTTTAACAGTAACTGGATTAGATAGTGGAGCTAGATTAACAGTACCAATTACAGTAACAAAACAATCATTAACATCATAAAAATATGGCTTTTAAAAGTTTAGATCCGGAAGATTTTGTAGTAAGTTCAGATTCAGTAACTTCAACTGTTTGGAGTAATAACTCCCCATCTTTAAATACTTTCTTTACATCATCTACACAAACTGAAGGAACCTCTGGTCCTTATTATATAAATGTTTATCAAACAGCATCATTAGATGATACAGCTGCTGTTCAATTTCAAATTGCATATGCCAATAAAAATGGTGGAGGAGGAGTCAATTTTGATTCCTCAGTACCATTTGTATCCCCCACAACAACTATTTATGGGCAATATAGAACCCTAATATTAGAAGATGAAAATTCTAATTTTGTTTGGGGTGAAACTTTTACAGGTAGTGCTGATAATGACTTTTATGTGATAAGTATTGAAAGAGCAAGGTATAAACAATCATTACTTCCTGGTACTTTAAATTTATTTTTATCAAGTAGTAATGAGAATGCAACGAATACCCCAGTTATCAAATTAACGGATAATTCAGGTATGGTAACCCTACCTACTTTTTATGGAACCCAAAGAGTTTACCAATTAATTAGTGGATCAGATGGTGTTGCATATAATGCAGGTATATCGGGAGGAACAGGTTTTACACAAAATAGTGGCTCTTATGGTTGGTTTTGCCCAGATATTTCTACAATATTACTTAATGCTGCTGCTTTAGATGATAATTCACCAACTGGAGGAGGTATTAATATAGCAACTGTTACAGGTTCTGACGAATTTGGAGGTAATCCTACAAAATTATACAATTGTATATCTGGATCAGTAGGCTTGTCTGGAGTTGATAATATCTTTGACTTAAATTCCCAAGAAACTATATCCTCAGATTATGTATTTATTAGAGCAAGAAACAATGAATTTAATTATACAGAAAATCCATCATTTATATCGGGTTCAACTGGTGAAGTGATTTATCCTTATTTTATTAATAACCCACAAACCTTCCCTACTACAGTTGGGATGTATAATGATTCAAATGATTTATTAGCAGTAGCTAAATTATCAAGACCCATACAAAAAGATTTTACAAAAGAAGCTCTAATACGAGTAAAACTAGATTTCTAAAATGAATGAGCGCTTACAAACAATTCAATTCACAGGACTTAATAGTATCACCTCTTGAAGTAAATAAAGGATTTTATTTTAAAGGTGGAGATATCCTAACTGGATCTAATGTAGGCATTAATAGATTTACAGGTAGTAAAGGGGATTACTTAATATCAGGTAGCCAACTATCAGGAACTATTTCTGGTTCACAAGTACCTTCTGTATTAATTTATGATTCAATAAAACAACTTTATTACTCAAACTATTTAACTAGTAGTGCTGGTTTTACAAGTGATGCAATTACATCTAGTGTTCTTTTAGGGGCTAATGAGGCAGGAAATACTTTAATAGGTGGAATTCAACAAACAAATTTTTACAACTACGAACAAACAACTCTTTGGCCTAGTAAAACATTCCCAACATCTTCAAATAGTATAATAGGTGTAATATCAATTCCATCTAAATTATTTGGAGATTATATTCAACCAAATTCTTTTTACTTAGAAGGAATAAGTGGTTCTATTAAAGATGATGGTGAAGGAAGATTATTATGGTTACACCCTAATTCCCCATCTTCTCCATATGAATATATGAATGGTAATATTATATACCAACACGGTATAATAACTTTATTTGACTCAGAAACGGAGGGAGATGCAAGTGAAGCTTTATATGGTACCGCAGTTTATGGATCATCGAAATACGGAATAACAAGAGTACCTAGAATTGATTTTATTGAATCCTTTGTTTCTGGATCTAATGTTACAATGTCATTTTCTAGTTCTTATAAATTATTTGAAACACAATATCAATGTACCATAGATGAAAATGAATTTAACTACACATTAAACCCAAGTGCAATAACAGGAAGTACAATCCCAACAGTATTCTCAGGAAGTAATCTTAATTTTGAAAATACGGCATCTATTGGTGTTCCATTAGGATTTGTAACAAGTTCATATTTTGAACCTTATATTACAACTGTAGGGTTATATGATGGAGATTTTCAATTATTAGCAGTTGGTAAACTAGCTCAACCTTTACAATCATCTCCTACAACAGATACTACAATTTTAGTAAATATAGATAGATAGTTTATATTTATAATAAACACCAAGTAAAATGGCACAAAAATTAAAATATAAAAGTCAAATAGTAGAGGGTGATGTTGTTCATTCATGGCACGTCTCACAATCTGTTGATGCCTTTTCATCTACTAATCAGGCAGCATACGATATTTCGGTATCAGGATCTTTTAAGATAACAGGTTCTGTAGGGATTAGCTCAAATGAGTTACTAGAACAACCACGAGATTATGTTCTTGCATATGATGATACTACAGGTGATGTGTTTAAAATGCTTACTAGTAGTATTGTTGATGGAGAAGAAAGTGGATTTACTGTTTACAAAACAGGATCTAGTAATAATAATATAATTCCTAATAAATTTGGCAATTTTGATAATCAAGGTTGTTGTTCTGCTATAGCTTCTGGTACTACTAATAAAATAAATGCTTCTATTTGTCATACTTTTATTGGGGGAGGTACCCTTAGCACAGCATCAGGAGATTGCTCTTTTATAGGTGCAGGAACAAAACTTGCAATAACTTCATCTGCTGGATTTGGTGATACAGCATTTAGCAATATTGTAGGAGGTAATAGTAATAGTATTATTAATGGTTCTAAATCATCAATAGTGGGTGGAGCTACAAATGTAATATCTGCAAGTAATTATAATGCTTGTAATAATTTTATTGGAACATCACAAACAAGTTTTATTTCCTCACAATTTGGTTTTATAGGATCTGGAAATGCTAATAAAATTTCAGGTAGTGATGTATGTACATGCACACAATATTCTTCTATAATAAATGGATCAGGAAATCACATATCCTCATCAAGATATGGTTTTATAGGAACAGGACTAACAAATTGTCTTGAAAATTTTTCTTGTAATACTTCTATAATAAATGGTAATTTTAATCGTGTATCTATTGATTTTGGTTTTATAGGATCTGGAACTAATAATACTATTGCGAATTCAGGATGTAAAAGTGTAATAGTTGGTGGACAAACTAATACAATTAACGGGTGTCTTTCTTTTATAGGAGGAGGAGAATCAAATTTAATAGAAGAAAACCGTTCAACTATAGTAGGTGGTCTTAGAAATATAACAACTAATACCAATGCCTTTATTGGAGCTGGTTTTTTAAATACAAGTTCTGCGGATTATGCCGCTATTGTTAGTGGGGTTTCTCAAGTAGCTTCTGGAGGATGTAGTTTTATAGGAGGTGGAGTTAGAAATACTGCTTCTGGGGCTTTTAGCACTGTAGGTGGCGGTTGCGAAAATACAGCTTGTGGTAATGTTAGTGTAGTAGCAGGTGGAAGGTCTAACTTAGCAGTATGTAATTGTTCATTTATAGGTGGTGGTGAGTTAAATGTTGTTTGTGCTTTTAGAGGTGCTATTGTTGCAGGTGGTTGTAACTGTTTAAAAAATAATTCTAATAGTTTTATCGGAGGAGGAATTAATAATGAAATTTGCCAAGGTTTAAGTACTATTTTAGCAGGATGTAAAAATACTGTTTGTGGTTTTTATAGTTTTATAGGAGCGGGACAATGCAACCAAATATCATCTTCTAATGATACTATTGTTGGTGGAATATCTAACCAAATACAAAATGGAAGTGCATGTGCCTTTATTGGAGGAGGATTTGGAAATATTATTGGTTTAAATGATAATACAACAACTATAGTAGGAGGCTGCCAGAATAAAATTTCAGGATCTTTTTCTAGTAACAAAAGTTTCATTGGTGGTGGTGAAAAAAATATAATCGATGGATGTTATAATTCAATTGTAGGTGGAAGTTGTAATAATATAACTTCAAGCAATGTTGGATTAAATTGTTCTTTTATAGGAGGAGGATCTAAAAATACTATTTCTTCTAACAAATCAGTTATAGTAGGTGGGATATGTAATATCATCACTGGAAGCACTGATTTAGGTTCATTTATTGGTGCAGGTTGTAGAAATTCTATATCTGGCAGTAATAATATTATTGTAGGAGGATTATTAAATACTTCAAGTGGAGGAAATTATAATGTCATTGTTGGGGGTCGTGGAAATAATGGTGCTAATGGATATACAAGTGATTACAATTTTGTAGGTGGTGGTTGTTGTAATACTGTATCTAATTATAGCCATCAAACAGTAGTGGGAGGAGGACAAAATTCAGTAGGAGGATCATTTAACATTATAGGTGGTGGATTTAGTAATACTGTATCAAACAATTATTCAAGTATATTTGGTGGGAGAAATAATACAGTTAGTGGTCAATATGGAGCAATACTTGGAGGTGGTTGCCACACAGTTTCTAATGGTTATGGAACTATAGCTGGTGGTAGTTGCAATTCAGTAGCAGGTTATGCAGGAATGATAGGAGGTGGTCAAAACAACAATATTGGCTCAGGTGGTATTAGTGCTTTTATTGGGGCAGGAGATAATAATAATATAACAGCTAGTAATAGTACTTCTGTAGATGAAGTTAAATATGCTGCAATAGTAACAGGTTTTAATAATTTAATAGACTTATCTTGTGGTGCCCTTATAGGTGGTGGTCGAGGTAATACAATAAATAATAATAACCACTCATCTATCGTGGGTGGTCAATTAAATAGCTTGAGTGGTGGTATTGTTAGAGCTCATGATTTTATAGGAGGTGGATGTGGTAACTCGATAAGCACGTATTATGGATGTAATGTTATAGTAGGAGGTAAAGGCAATACTGTGTCTGGTTATGAATATTTTAATTTTATAGGTGGTGGTTGTCTACAAACTATTAGTAATGGTACAGGTAATGTTATAGTAGGAGGAGCTAGAAACCTCCTTAGTAGTACTGGTCCCTTTTCTAGCCATGGTGCTATAGTTGCAGGGATTTGCAATTGCATCCAAACAGATGGTGGAGGAGGTAATAGTATTGTAAGTGGTACCTGTAATAGTATATCTAATTCATACACTGGTAATGTTGGTAGTGAAAATAATTCATTTATAGGAGCAGGAATTAAAAATACAATTTCATCTTATTCTCCGTCGACTGATGTTGCTCAATTGGGAAAGAATGTTATAGTAGGAGGTTGTTTAAATGCAATAAACGATGGATCAAACGAGGGTTTAAACTTTATAGGAAGTGGTCAAAGTAATGCAATAAGTAGTAAACATTCATCTATTGTGGGCGGTCATTCAAATTTCACTACTGGATCTTGTAATGCTATTATTGGAGGTTGTCAAAATTGTATTATTGATGGTAATTTTTCATTAATAGGTGTAGGTACCTTTAACACAGCATCAGGTGCAAGATCTATTATAGTTGGGGGTAGTCTAAATAGTATTATAGCAGGAGACTCAGGCCAACATAACTTTATTGGATCAGGATTTAAAAACTGTATAACTGGTAGTTATAATGCAATAGTTGGAGGACTACGTAATACTGCAACTGGAAGTGGCGGTACAATAGCAGGTGGATGCTTTAATATTATAGCAGGTAATTGTAATTTTATTGGAGGTGGTCAATTTAATGCAACTAGTGGAAGTGTTGTATCTGTAATAGGTGGAGGTAGTAGAAATTCAGCATCAGCGGATTATGGATTTATTGGTGCGGGTAGTAATAATGAAATTTGTTCTGGCGCAGATTACAGTGGTATCTTAGGTGGAGATCAAAATACTGTAGACCATTGTAAATCATTTATTATTGGATCAAATATTGCATCCCATGCCGCATGCACAACTCATGTTAATAACTTCACAGTAAGTGGATCAGCAGGCGGAACTTCTGTTGTAATAATGAGAGGATTACCTATATCAGATCCTGCAAATGCTGGTCAACTTTGGAATGATGGAGGTACATTAAAAATATCTGCAGGATAAAATTCCTTGTCTATTTAATAGTTTTTAGTTATATTTATCATTAACTTTAAAACAAACATATGAGTTGGACCTATAAAACGCATAAAATAGGGGACATCACTCAATTTCCAGAAAATACATTCGGTTTCGTTTATATAGTTACACACAAACCCACTGGAAAATCATATATTGGGAAAAAAGTCTTATTTCATAATAAAAAAAAGCGACTTGGTAAAAAAGAGTTAGCGGCATTAACTGGAATTGTTGGACGTCGTCCTACCTATAAATTAGAAGTTAAAGAATCAGATTGGATGAACTATTATGGCTCCCAAAAAGATATTAAACAACTACTTTTAGAAGGTAAGAAAGATGAATTTGAACGTACAATTTTAAAAATGTGTCCTGATAAAAAATCAATGACATATTTTGAAATTAAATTTCAGATGTTATATCAAGTATTAGAAAAACCAGATGAATTTTTTAATGATAATATTTTAGGTAAATTTTTTACAAAAGATCTACAAAATATAGATTTTGATAAAGATCTCGTGCCTGAAGTTAAATAGTTTCATATATTACCACATATGGTAAATCAGTTATTAGTTACATTAGTAAACTCTGTGTTGGGTTCGGGCAAAGCTACTGCTCGAAATAATTATGCTTACCACTGTCCTTTTTGTCACCATCATAAACCTAAGTTAGAGGTTAATTTGACAGAAAATCGTGAAGGTAAAAATCCTTGGCATTGTTGGGCTTGTGATACAAGGGGTACTACTATCTATTCTTTATTTAAGCAGTTAAAAACAATTCCTGAAAAGTTTACTGAACTTAAATCTTTAGTTAAAACTTCAAAATCTATTAAGGAAACACAAGTTGTGTCTAGTGTTGCATTACCTACTGAGTATATTAGCCTATATAACGTTGATACTAGCGATATAATGGCTAGACACGCGCTTGCATACTTAAAAAATAGGCATGTAAGTAAATACGATATTCTCAAATATAATATAGGTTATTGTAAAGAAGGTTTATACAAAAATATGATTATTATACCAACATATGATGTAGATGGTAGATTAAATTACTTTACTGCTCGTTCATTTGAAAAAGAACCATATGTTAAATATCGTAATCCATCAGCAAGTAGAGATGTAATCCCAAATGAACATTTAATAAATTGGAACGTACCAGTTATTTTATGTGAAGGACTATTTGATGCTATGGCTATAAAAAGAAACGCAATTCCCCTATTAGGGAAAAACATACAGAGTAGTTTAATGAAAAAAATAGTTACTTCTGTAGTAGATAAAATTTATATTGCATTAGATAGGGATGCAATTAAACAAGCTTTAAAATTCTGTGAAAAATTAATGGCAGAGGGTAAAGAAGTCTATCTTGTAGATTTACAAGATAAGGATCCGAGTGAAATGGGTTTCGAAAATTTCACAAAACTGATACAAAAAACAGTTCCTTTAACCTATTACAATTTAATGGAACATAAATTATCTATATGATCAAAAAATCATACAATAGAATACTAGAGATCTCAGATGATCACAAACAAATTACATTACCTGATTCAAGGTATTATAGACGCAATGGTGAATATTATCCATCTATTACTTATGTTTTAAATTGTTACCCAAAAGGTAAATATTTTCAGGACTGGCTTAAAAAAGTAGGACATAGTGCTGATTGGATTGTTAAAAAGGCAAGTGAAGAAGGTACTGCTGTACATGAAATGATTGAAGAATATTTTACAGGCAAAGAATTAACGTATCTTAATAAAGATGGTTATCCTAAAATGAATCCACTGGTATGGCAAATGTTTTTACGTTTTGTTGATTTTTGGGAAACATATAAACCAACACTAATTGAAACGGAAGTACATTTATTTAGTGAAGAACTTAAAGTAGCTGGTACTTGTGATTTAATTTGTGAGATTGATGGTGAATTATGGGTGCTTGATTTTAAAACATCTAACCATTTACAAACTACTTACGATTTACAAAGTGCGGCATATGCTCAATGTTATAAAGAATGTTATGGTAAAACAGCAGATCGTGTAGGTGTTTTATGGTTAAAATCTAAATCTAGAGGTGTAGATAATTCAGGTAAACGTTTAAAAGGTAAAAATTGGGAAATTTTTGAATCACCAAGATCCCAAGAAGAAAATATAGAAATTTACAAATCAGTAAAAAGTATATTTGATATTGAAAACCCAAAACATAAACCTGCAACAACTTCATTTAAAACCACTGTGAAGAGAACCGCGTAAAAATTTGGTTACGTGAGAGAAAAGTCGTATATTCATGTCAAGTTAGTTAAGGTCAAAGCTGGTAAGGAGTAGTCCAGGTAAAAGATCCCATAAGTGTAAAACACAATCCGCTAACCTTAAATGCATGCGGTTTCAATCTACAACTTAACAACATAAGCCCGGAAGACGTTTCGGGCTTTTTATGCGATAATATTTGGCTACCCGGGATATCTTTCGTATATTTACCCTGTTGATAATTAAGTCAACGTGTTAAATAAAGGTTATATGATGAGTCCAGAAAGTGTTTATTTTGCAGAACAAGAGTTCAATCGATTTGAAGAGATTATGAATACAAAAACATACCTCACAAAAGAGGAGT